AAAAAAAAAAAAAAAAAAAAAAATAAATACTAATAGTATATTCATATATTATAACACCATAAATACCAACTAATACAAAAAATATAGAAAAAAATGAAAATATATCATATCTTAATAATTCATAAAATATTGTTATTATACTCATTATAGTCATATTTGTAAAAACTATTTTATTACATTCTTCATTTTTTATAATACTTGAAATGGATCCATCATTTATTGTGTAATAATTATACACATTATAAATAACATATAAGTAAATAGTTATCATTGAAATAAAAAGTAAATGTTGTGAGTATACAATAAACATTATAGATAAAAATATTAAAGTTTTTTTATATAGTATTTATAATATCATAAATGCATATTATAAATACTATAAAATATTCTATTTTTACAAGTAGTAATATGCCGATTTTTTATATAAATTATTTTTGTTGGTTTGCATTAAAGTTCGCAATGTCTTTATACTATGGTATAAATTTATATTTTGTTTTATATGGATTTTTACTTTGGTCTTTTTGGGAATATATTTATCATCGTTTCATTATGCATGGACTAAAAAATACGATTTATTATTATAAAATGCATGGTCACCATCATATGTACCCTAGCAAGCCATCGCATATACCCGTTTTTCAATATATAATTGTTTTTCCAATATTTTTTATGTCTTCTTATGTTGTAGAACCATCATTTATATTTTCTTATTTACTTGGTCACATGAGTGGACTATATTGTTTTGAAAGTATGCATTCTTTTATACATAATGATATAAAGAAAGAAAAAATATACACTAAGTATCATTTGTATCATCATAGTCATTCTCAAAAAGCATTTTGTTTTACAAGTCCTTGTTTTGATATTTTATGCGGAACTTTTCCAAATGAAAAATTTTCATATAATTTTATTGGAATTTTACCAGTTCCATATATTAGTTTTTATGGTATCAGTGAAAAACAAATTATTGAGTAGGTTTATAAGGAAACAATTGCAATTCTCTCGTATTATAAATAGAAAAATTTGGGTCATAATTATTTGCTCCTACGCCGCTGCCATAACATGTTCCGCCTCTTAGATTTTTTCTACTACGTCTAGTTCTTTTAGTATTTTTTTTGGATTTTCTACGATTATTTCTAGTTTTATTTCTTCTTTTAAATGATTGTTTTGTCATAGTATATAGTTAGATTTTAATTTAACTATATATGGTTTTTTGTACATTTATGCTTGATGTATTATACTACCTTGTCTGTCAAATATCCAAACTTCATAAATATATCCTAAATCTTTGGCTCCTTTCTGTTTTTCTAAAACATTATTTTTTGTTTGATTTGTCCATGTAGATTTAACTTCAATACATCTATTTTGGGATGGAATATAAATATCTACATAATGTCTTCTTCTTTTATTATTTATGTCATTATACCATATAACTGGAAGATCTTTTCTGTTTGTTATAATAGAATCTTCACATATTTTTTCAAAGTGTAGTAATCTATCTAACGCAAAATTTTCATATCCTTGGTAATCTAATAATTTACCAGATGGTAACTTATATTGTTTTTTGTTGTAAGAGTTTTTAAGCATTGTGTCGGCTACTTCTGCATTTTGTGAATGATGAGGAACACCATATTTTTCTAAGTTTGTTTGGATTACTTTTTCTCTAAACTCTTGTGTTTCTAAAAAATGTTTAACTCCATATTTTTTAAGATTTGTTTCATAATTTTTATTTCTAATATCTGAATTTTGTTGTGGATTTTCAACACCAAATTTTATTAAATTCGTTTGTATAATTTGTTCTCTTATTTTAGGTGATTTTAGATGTGTTGTAAATCCAAAGTTTTTAAGACAAGTATTACGTTTTTTATCTTTTATTATTTCTGATTGTGAATTATGTTCTACTCCATATTTTTTTAGAATAGATTGTTTTAACTTTTCTTTTATTTCACTATTTTTCATAGGATTATCTACTCCAAATTTATGTAAATTGGTTTCAAGTATTTTTACTTTTCCATTTTCTTTACTACAATTTTCACAATATCCTCCTATTTTTAGAAGTTGACGGAATGGTTTAATAAAATTATTTTTACAACTATCATGTAAACAAATACCTTCAATAAGACTATCTCTATTAATAAATTTTTCAGAGTAGTCATCTAATAATACTATATTATTTTCATTGCAAAAGTCTATTAACATATGAATATCGTATTTGACCTTTGAGTTTTTTATTTTATTTTTTGAAATACTTTGCATACATGGTTCGCAGTATGCACCAGTTTTAACTAACTGACGAAAACATTTTTTGAATTTATTACAACAATTTTCAGTTATACAATTGCCTTCAATATAGCTTTCCCTATTTATATTTTCAGATGTAGATTCGTTTGTCAAGTTTATTTTATTTTTATTACAATATTTTAGAAGAGTTTCATTAGTGTACCTCATTATTATATTATATGGATTAACTTTATATTATTTATTTTGTAAATAATATAATTTATTCAAAATATTTTAAAACATCACACCATTTATGGTGTTAAAATCCCCCAGGAAATTTTACGAGGTTCGCTCCAATTCCAAAACCAGCTCCAGATCTAGCGGTGGCTCCCATAGATGGCACATAGGTGTCAAGGATGCTAAATGTGGCGGCAGCAGTTAAGGCAATCAAAACAATTTCCTCAACGTTAAGAGAACGTTTAGGAATAGCATAAGCAGCAATAGCAACCATTAAACCTTCAACGAGATACTTAATAATTCTCTTTACAAGTTCAGCAACATTAATTGTTCCACTCATTATATTAAATAATAAGAAAAAAATATATATATTGCGATAAAAAACTTAAAATTAAATAATGTAAATATTCAAAATGGATCGTTCTAAATCTAAGAGTTCAAAAAAGACAGGTTTTGAGAGAAAAGAGATAAATGGAAAACCAAATCCTAAATATGTTGACTTATTAGAAGAAGATAAACCTATCGCCGGACAAAAATTTGTATGTATTTCTTTTTGCTCTCCTGAACAAATCTTAAAGAAAAAAGAATTATTTTTCTTTGAAGAATTCCTAAAGAAGTGGGACTTAAATAAGTCTATGGAAAAATTTGTACAATTCTTAAATTTTGTTTCTTTTAAGTATAATGTTTCTTTTGATGATCTTACAAATGATTTCAAAGAATTTGTGAAAGAGGAAAAAGAAACATTATCTAAATCTACTTTTGAAGATGATTATAAGACTTTTCTTGATAATAATGAAGAAGAACTACAAAAACAATTTGATATTGCTAATAATTTTCAAACAAGCACACGTGGTATTAAAGTGCGTGGTGCTTATCCTACACAACAAGAGGCAGAGTTAAGAGCAAAGATGTTGAGAGAAGTAGATGATAAACATGACATATTTGTGGGGCCAGTTGGTATGTGGATGCCATGGGATCCAGAAGCTTACAAAACTGGGCGTGTTGAATACATGGAGGAAGAGTTGAACAAGTTGATGAGTGAGAAACAAAAGAATGAAACAAATGCTAAATCCACTTTTGAACAACGAGTGAAAGAATCTAAACAAAAGGCAATTGATGAAAATATTAAGAATGCAGAAAAATCTGGAAATACACTAACACAAACGATTGATGCAGATGGAAATTTAATTGGTGTTAACAATGTAAATACACAAGAATTTGCTTTGAAGGAACAAGAAAACATTTCGTCTGCTGATATTTGTAATGAGTTGTTTGAAGGAGAGAATGTCGTTATAGGAAAGACAGATAATGGGCAAAGTAAGCTATTATCAGGGCCTTTTGCAAATCCACCCTTAGAAAAGGCGGAGCCAAAAGTTTAAAGAACTTTTTTAAAAAAGTGAAAATATTAATATAAAGATAAATAAATAATATAACTTATAATGAAACTATGTTATATTATTTCTACATGTAACAAATATTTAGAGAACCGCGTAAAATATCAAATGGAAACAATGTTAAAAGATTTTCCTTCCTCTGATATTTATTACTTGACTTCAAAATCTGATATAGAAAAGCGTCAATTTGGATGGAATTGTATGGATGACGGGAAAAACATTTCTTGGAAATATATTCATTTCATCTATAATATGAATATTCCCAATTACGACTGGTACATTTTTATTGATGACGACACATTTGTTTTTCAAAAACGTTTGGAAAACTTGTTGGAAAAGTACAATACTGATGAATGTTATTATATTGGTAAAGAGTTAGGTCATATTCAAAATCAATTTTGTTTTTATACATCTGGAGGTGCAGGATATGCAATTTCTAATGCATTATATTCACAAATATATTCTTACGTTTGTGAGAATGGTATTAATAATAGTTATAAACACTGGTGTGATGATTTATGTATTGGATTATGGATACAAGAAATTTCAAAAAAACAAGGTGTTATTGTGAATCAGTTAAATAATAATTTATTTCATTTAGATTCGCATAAATATGATAATGAACTTACTGATGCAATTACATTTCATAAAGTAATGAGTTTGGAACAATTTCAGTTTTATCAGTCTATTGTAGAAAAAGAAACAAAAAAAACAACCAAAATAAATTGTAAAGAAGATACAACTTTTGCACTAATATCAGATAGCGCTTATTGGGAAAAAACAAAAAAAACAATTATTGATTTAAGAAGTAAAGGTAACTGGAAGGGTTCAATTGTATTAGCTACTATTGACTTTTATTTAAACACTAATTTTAAAGATTTTTATAACATAACTGAAGTAAAGTTTCCTCTAATTGAAAAAAGAATTTTGTTGCAAAGAATCGGCCCAAACGGATTCTCAAACTCAGACAAGAGAGAATTAACCAAATTAAATCAATGGGAGAAACTACATATTTTTGACAATTATTTTAAGCAGTGGCAACGTGTTATATTTTTGGATGCAGGGTTACGTGTTTTAGATGATGTAAAATATTTACTAGAGTTAGATTATAAAAACAGAATTTTAGCACCGGTAGATGGTAAGCATTATGATCACAATAAATTTGAATGTCAGTTATCTTATGATAATCCAAGCGCAGTAACTTATTTAATGAGCCAATATGATGAAACCATTTTGAAGTCTAATTATATGTTAAATTGCATTTGGATTTATGATACAAATATATTAGACTTATGCGATAAAAGCATTTTAATAGATGCTATGAATTGTTATCCATTATGCAAAACAAATGAGATGGGAATAATGAATCTTATTTTTCACTTTAAATATCATTTATGGGAGCCTTTCCCTATAAAAGCATCCAATAATAAATATTTGTTTGACTGGTGTGAGTTAAATAATCCGGGTACAAACTGGAGAGAGTATTGTTGTATAAAGTATCCAGTTAGTATTGGATTTGGAGATACTTGAATTACTGATTGTTATCTTCCTATGCTGTCAGATGACAATAGTTTTTTCTAAATCATTAAAGTTATGAATAATTTGTCCCACATTGAAAATTTGTTTAACCCATGAGTTAAACAAATTTATATAAAGCATTTTTATTTTTCCTACCACTTATTTGCCTTTTTGACACTTATTTTGGGACCAGCACCACGTTTTTTGGTTTTATTTGGGTCAAATTGTTCTTCTTCGTCTTCATCTTTAAGACTTTTTGATAACTCCCAGAATTCCTTGGACCCTAATCTGAAGTCGCCATGATTTTCGGCTTTGTACCAGAACACCTGATCATGTAATTTGTTGGATTTTGAGTTATTATTTATTACCAAGCACTCATAATTCTCTGTACATTGATCCATAACTTGACAAAAGCTCTCAAATGTCGGGAACATGCCGGCATAGTTTTCATAGATTCGTTTTCTATTGGCTATATAATTTTCTCGCAAAATAAAAACGTAATCTATATTGGTGCGGAGAGTTGGTGGAATTCCAAGCGGATATTGCATTGTAATGACCAACATTATTTTCCAATGTCTCAATTAATACCATTTTCATTTAGACATTTCCTTCTAAAATCATCAAACCTATGCTTTTTAAATGGGCATAGCACTCTCTCAAGTGGGTTTAGACTATATCTTAAGGTATCATCAAAGTTGGTTAAACTTTTCAACCCCACGGGCATTTAGTCGTTGAACTATCATCATATCCTTACCATATCGGACTTAGATGACGAGCTGCGGGTTATCTCTATTTTATACCTTTTTACTATACCTTATGTGATTAGCATAAGCCATTACCATATTTCTATAATAACTTAGTAGTATAAACCTAGCAAGACTTTTCCGCAATTTGGACGTGTTGCTCAATGCTCTAACATAAGCATTGAACTAGCCATTCTTTTGAAATGACTACGGCATACATTCTACCGTTCATAAATAAAAGTCTCATCATCTTATCACGAGACCATGTGTTGTCATACAAACAATCATCTAAAATAACAAATGCACGTGGATCAATATTGCTGCGTTTATATGTTTCCATTTCTTTTTTAATTTGCTTCAATACAGTTCGCTGTCGCTTCAATATGTTTTCAATAATAGCAGTATTGTATTCATTAT